ATTTCTAGCCGCTGAAGGCCAATGATCTGGAGGCTGGTAAGAAACTGAGATATCCATTGCTCTGCGGTGAAAGCCAATGCTGGGATGGTCTGTAGCGTATAGCTACGAGTAACTGTGCAAGCCCTTTCGTCAACAGTTTCACTCATAACCAGTTTCTCTGTAGAAGGATTAAATGCTGGCTTAGGCTCCTCAACGATATCCATCTCCAATAAATGAGGAGCCAATCCAACTACAGGCTCATCATCCAAGCGTGGCCAAGGAAGTAAAGTGCGCGTTTGAGTATCAAATAATATTTTCATAGCAAATCAAAGGTGAGGAGACCAGCAGCGGTAACTATTTGCTGACCTTCAAATTGCCAAGGCCAAATTTCAAAAACATCATTTTCGTTACCACTAATATCAAACACAACAATGTCTGACTGTCCGTCGTTTGGTAGTGCATCGCTGCTAGAGTCCACTTGTCCCAACGTTGCATTATAAATGGACAGTGATACTGGAGCATAGGCGGGGTCACTAACAGCATCTACAACGACACCCAACCTGAAAGCTGCTGATTGTGTGAGTGTGATCGTAAAGAAGTGACCCCGATAGCCACTAAACGAACTCATAGCAAAATCACCTTGTATGTTTGATGGCACAGACAGAGAACCCTGCCGCACAAGGTCTACGCCGTTTGGGGCGCGATAAATTGGATAGGGGCCGTAATTGACATATGTGCCAGCACTACCGACAGTAGTAGCAAAAGCTGGGTGTGAGTAAAGGGTGGGGTAAGATGCCGCGCTAATGCCTAAATCATTGTTTGCAGGAGCGGGTTCCCCAAACTGAATGCTATATCCTGCATCAAATGGCGTTACTGGGCGGATTTGATAGTAGCCAGCAGTTCCATAGAGATTGCTGCCCCCTATTGAATAAAGCTTTGACACACTTGGGTTAGACCAATTTTGGACGGAGTAACCATTCGCCGCTACTCCAGACTCTACTCCAACGTAAGTTACACTTAACGGCAGCGCATCAAATGCATAAGGATTAATTATAAACTCACTCATGCCCTTGTTCCTTTCAAGATAACCTTCAATCCTTTGCCAGCTATGGTTGAACCAATCTGATCAATATCTATAGTAATTTCGGCATCTACAGCAAAATCATCATAAGCCGTGTTAATAACGGCTGCGCTGGCTGCGGTTACTGAGGTCTTTTCACTAGCATCAATAGAAAGCTTGGTAGATAGGGCGGAGTTTGCTCCATTATTAATGTCTACAATAAGGGTTGATCCTGTGGGGGCGGTATTGACGGAAGCAGCAACTGAAGTAAGCAAGAAAGCAACAGGAGCGCGAAATGTAACCTTGGCGATACCAGTAGTTAGACTTGTGGTTTCGTTAGAACAGGCAACCACAAATTCTATTGGCGAACCTACTAGAGATGATGTGGCTGCGCCTACATCTGCCGCTGCAAGTGTTTTGTTCACCCACAAAGTATTTCCCGTGTTTCGGGCCAGCACTTGTCCAGCAGACGCGCTTGTAATCAACACATCGTGGAGTTCATCAAGTTCTTGTCCGTTTTGAACTTTGACAAAGATAGATCCTGCTCCAACGCTGTTGCCCTTGACTACCACACCCAAAAATACGCCATGGTCTGGTTGTGTCGGGCGCGTCCCCACATAGTTCCCATCATCTCCAAGCCAAAGCATTGTTCCATCTGCTAATCCGCTTGTAGACACATTATTCAGAACACCTTCAGAAATAACGAAACCAGACTGACCATCGGCAATAGCTTCAGCGGTGAATCCGAATGTTCTGGCAGAAGTTGTGTCGCCGTCATTGTCGGCCAAACGAACAGTCGTTCTTTGGCCCTGAGATCCGTAAATATAAACAACCTTACCTTTTGCTATAGACGCGCCCGAATCGTTGTAGACGCGATGGATGGAGGATTGCCCAATCTGCATATTGACATTGCCGCCCTTGAGAAGCATATCAACAGTCCCGTCATTGTCATTCCATACCATTTGGCCAACCGAAGGAGTTGCATCTGGGCTGATTGTATCAAATCTTACTCCAGCAAATGGCTGGATAGAATCTGATCCTCCGTCTGCGTGGGTTGAAGCATGAGTGGCCGCTGCCGCACCGATATCTGCTGGAGTTGCTGTAGCTCCAGTAGTAACCCTTCCCTTGGTATCAACAGTGACTTTGGTATATGTTCCCGCGCCAACGCCAGAAGTAGTTAGTGTGGGATTGGGATAGGTTCCAGTAAGATCACCCCCTGCTGGCCCAGTCGGTATTGTTGATGAGCTATAGCGTGGCAACACTTGCCATCCTCTAGTTGCTCCAGTGTAAATTAAGGTAAAATACGCACCTTCGACATTACATACTAAATTTTCTTCTAAACCCTCAATTTTTGTTCCATTTCGGGCGATGGTCAGACTATTGGTGTCGAATGTGTCAGAAAAATCGAAGATATCTACAGCGTCACCATTATTAGGATTTGCTGGCAACGTTAGAGTAAATGATCCTCCAGAGGTATCGGCTGCGATAAGATCTGCGGCCTGTAGTGTAGTATTTGTCGATACTACTGTGTAATTTATGTCAGGTTGCGGGCCAGCAGGGCCAGCGGGGCCAGTTTGCCCAATAAGGCCGCGCTCAACGATCTCAATAACCTCTACTTCTCTCTCTGTTACCTCAATTATTTCTTGGCTCATCGGGCGATCTCCTGATAAACCTTGGCCTTACCAGTAGCGAACGCGATGTAGGTATAGCCAGAGTAAAGTTCAATTTCGTAGACGTTGTCTCCAGCGGTGAGATTTGAAGCCTGTGTAGCGGTAATTTCTATTTCAATTGTTCCAGCGGTTCCGCCAAGTGTAATGCCGCTTCCAGAGGTCAATGTGAGCAATGCAGCACTATCCTTGGCGCATTCCCGAATAACCATGTTTGCCCCATAGCCCGTGAGATTGACGGGGACATTTGATTTGCCCTTGCAGGACTTGGTCAGATAACGAAACTTCGCCGTCCATGTTTTTCCTTGGACGATTTCAATATCTCTTTCAAGTCTCCAGTAGTTGGTCATTATGGAGTAGAAATGTTTGTCAAAATTCCGTTTGAAAATTGAAGCGTGTTAGTAGCATTTGTCATTCTAATTTGGAAATTAGTGGTAATGCCGCCTCCAAGGCCGAGATTTGTTCGTGTTGTTGCGCTTGCTGCTGTTGTATTAAATTGAATGGGATCATATACAATGACCGAAACAGGAGTAACGGCCATAACAACACCAGATGTTGCATGAGTTAAATTAAGGGTCTCTTGACCAGAACCAAAAGATTCATTTTGAGTTTCAAAATTAAATGTTTCAGTTGGTGCTGTATCATTACGAAACGTAACTTTATCAAATGTTACGTTGTTTGTATCCCCAAGGCCAATATCTGTTCTAAAATTAGTAACATTGGCATTTGTGAGCCAAGTGGCTCCGAGGCCGAGATTGGTGCGCGTAGCAGCAGCACTTCCAAATGTAATAGCCCCAGAAACAGAAAGCGTGTTTGAAAGAACAACTCCGCCAGCAACAACAACTGTTGATCCAAAGGAACTTGCCCCAGAAGCCGTTAGTCCACTAAATGTTACGTTATTTACAGTTCCTAGTCCAATAGCATTATTAAAATTTGTGATAGTCGTATTTGTTAAAGCGGTAAGAGGTATTCCAAGGTTTGTTCGTGCTTGTGCGGCATTTGTTCCTCCCGTGCCGCCGTTTGCAATAGTAATTGGAAATGCAATTAAAGACGGAGGAACGGGAATCCACTCAACTCCATTGGTTGCTGCATTAATAGCTAAAAGGTATCCAGCATTTGTGGGAGGTGGCAAAACCTCAAAAGTAAGAAGCTGCGGAGATATGAATATAACATCAGAGTTGTTGCTGTTTAGTCCAAGAAGATGATTGGCTCCACCATAAAAAGGAAAAATACTGCTTCTAAAATTAGTAATATTTGTATTTGTAAGCCATGAAGCTCCAAGACTAAGGTTGGTTCTGGTGTTGCTTGCAGTATTTGGGTTAAAACTTATTCCGTTTGTTGAAATGGAAACGGATGAGTCATTGAAACTTATTCCGCTCCCATTAGAATTCATTGAAACAAAATTAAAATATGCGTTACCTGAAGTAATAGATCCGCTATTTCCAACGCTCAAATTGCTAAATTGAACGGAATCTCCGGTTCCTAGACCAATCGCAGAACGAAAGTTGGTGGCATTAGTGTTGGTTAACCAAGTTGCTCCCAGACCAAGATTGGTTCTGCTAATAGACGAATTAACCAAAACATTTGTTCCCGTAAAATAAATAGGAGAATTTTGAGCCTGACTGGGAATATTCACCCAATCTGAGCCATTGTAAATAAGTCGAATAGATTCATTCGGGTTACTAAGCGTGGTAAAATTTGTTATATTCCCTTCTTTTCGGACTCCCGTCAAAGAACTCGTTGTTCCTAAATGAACAATTGTAACCATATCTCCATTGGTCGCTGATTCCAAAACTGTCGGTAAATCTAATGTATTTGTTGTATTGGTTGCTCCATCAAAAAAACTATAAACCAAAACGTGGCTTCCGTTTGTAACGTTATGCGTTGCCGCATTGGTGAAAGATTGAATTCTAGAGTAATAAGCGGCGACATTGCTCCCTCCCCAAACAAAATTTGTGGGACTGACAACATTACCATTTGAGTCAGTCAAAACCGGATTTGTTCCAACTCCATAAAGCGCGGAAATAAATCCAGATGCAGTTGTGTTAGTCAGCGCAGACCAACCAAGTCCAAGATTGCTTCTTGCTTGTGATGCATTAGTTGCGCTTGTTCCTCCACTAGAAATGGTAAGCGTTCCAGACAAATTTGAAAAATTTACAGCCCCAATATTTGTTGCCGGAATAACTCCAACCAAACTTGTTGCCTGAAGGTTTGTTAATGCCCCTCCATTTCCAGAGACCAAGTTACTTAATGCCAAAGAGGGCGACTGAAACGCGCTAGACGGATTAGTTGCAGCAGATCCAAGGCCGATTGCATTACGAAAATTATTGTTATTCGTGTTAGTTAAAGCAGGAAGGGTAAGACCAAGTCCGATCCTTGCATTAGAAGCATCTGCGCTCCAAAAATTGGTTGGACTTACAACTGTATTGTTTGTTCCAACAAGAACGCTGCGCGTTGCGTTTGCTGAAACAAGCAACCCAAAACTCAAAATTGCAATTAGTAGATTTTTCATTTGTTACATTCTCTGAATCCAGTATTTAGCGTTAAGAGAAACGCTGTAATCATCTGGAAGAATAACTGAAGGAGAAGATTCTGTAGCGGTTCCAGCAACCAGTTGATAAATATGAGGAACCCCAGAAATAACTAAAAATATACAAATACCAACAGGATAATCACCTGTAGATGTTGCAATTCCATCAAGATCTGTTGATGTTCCACCAGTAAGGTTAGTAATAGATGGCTCAACACGGAAAATATTAACGCTGGGTGTTGTTAGTGGCGTTGAAGACACGCCAACAACTGTTGAAGATGGAATAGGAATGCAAATTTTATTCATCTGGTTACCTCTGGGGAAATAATGACATTACCCTGCAAGATTCTAGTGACAACCGACCCCAAGGTCAACTCAAGATCGTAAACAGCAGTATCGCAAACGCTAAGATTTGCAGTATCTGCCGCCGTGATTAAAAGATTGATGGCTCCTGTTGTAAAATTTCCAGCAGTTCCAAGGGTAATTCGTCCATTTGAAGTAGACAATTCAAGAATTACTGCTTTGGATTCGGGCTTTGAACGAATCTGCATTTTTGCCGTATAACCAGTAAGGTTAATTGGAACGGACGGAGATCCATTTTGCCAATAAAGAGTCTGATTAAAGGTCGCGCCCTGAAAAATGCAAATATCCGCTTCTGCAATAGGTAGTTGAGCCATAAAAATTCAGCCTAGAATCTACCAATTCGATCTAAGAGTCAAGGAATGTTTAAGTTTTTTGAATGTCTCTTTATTGATTCGTTTCTTTTCTTCGATTGCCTCTGATCCCGCCATGGCTCCAAAAACCTTACGGGCCACAAACAATCCAACCGCAAACGAGTCAAATAAGTCGGGAGATTTTCCAATCCGCTTTTTCATATCGGTCTTGGACTCAATGATAATCTTTCTGTTTCTTCTGGCGTATTTTCTTTGTGTCATCTCCCAAGCAAGATCAGAATTAATTCCCTTAAGTTGTTCACATTCAAGAAAATATCTAGTAACAAAACAAAGCTCACTGGACATATTGTGGAACAATTCTTTGCCGACTTGAGGTTTTCCCGTTTCCTCGTTTCTCATGGCATATTGGGCACTGACGGGAAGATCAGAGGCCGCGCCAGCAAAACTTACCGAATGCCATCCCTTGAGGAGTTCCCTTTCTCCGATAGACCAGAATATACCACCAGCCGAGGCGTCTACCCCCATCCACTGGTTTGGGATACTAAGCTTTTTGGAAAGATCGTAAATCTGTTCAATCATCTCATACTGAAAATCTTGATTAGATCCAGCCCTGCGGTTAAGGACATATTGCTTTTCAACGGCAATTGCCCACTTTCCTGTAATTAGTTTCCCATACTTCATATGGGTAAATACAAACCTGTCTCCACCCTCTGTGTAGCTTGGGTCGATTCCAGCTATATCTTTCGGCGTTCCATCCCAGATAGGTTTATCAAGTCCCCCGTGACGGGCCAGCAAGATATCTGATACAATGGTAGAATCATCGGCATCCGAAGGTGGCCAAAATCCCCTAAATTTGCGCCAGTATTGTGGGTTAAGTTCTCCAAGTTCCTTTCGGGCAATAGCCACATCATTGGGCTTGGGAAGAAACGGATAACGAAGTCCCTTGCCATCCTTAAATGACTGCTCGTTTGGATTGTCTTTTTCAGAGTCAAATCTTAAACATAGCCCCTCAATACCTGCCACTTTTATCTTCCAATTTGATATATCCTCATCAACGCTCATCCAGCCCTTGATTGGTTCGCAGAACTTCCCATGGGGGTCAAAGATTGAGGACGGGTTTCCAGCCCCAACCACATAAAGCTCTTGCGCGCCCTTAAATCCCCAGATTGCTTCGTTAATTACAGAAGCTGAACAGTCTTGCAATTCGTCAATAATTAAAGCAATCCGTTTATTCTTTTTGCCTTGAAGTCGTTTTTGAGCATCATCTTTAAATTCATCGCCAGCAGCCAGAAGCATAATTGATGAGGCGTCACTAACGCCTACTTCTGGATCTATTTGTTTTCCTTCCTCGTCAGACAACTTGATAATGTCCATGGATTCAATCAATCGGCCCGGAGCAACACCTATGGCTTGGGCCTCACGATACATCTTCACAAGCGCAGACCAGATTCGTTGTTTGGCATCTATTTTACTGGTAGAAACAACTATGCACATTGTGTTAAGCGGATCAGCAAACCAGTTAACCAATGCAAAAGCAGCCATGTCCCAAGACTTTCCAGAATCCGTGCCGCCAGCAAGTCCTGTAACGCTTCTTACAAATTTTGCCTCAGTTGCCTCGTCAACCTCTTCATTGACCATACAAAAGGCTTGTGCGCGCAACTCCGCCCATTTGTGCCATGCATATGCTGGCCATATGGCCGTGACAACATTTCTATAATGTCTTGCCTTTCCAAGACCTCCGTCTTCTAACTTAAGACCCATGGCATAAGCATCCAACTCTATCCTCAGATCTGTAACCTTTTGGCCGTGACGGGGATACCAAAGTCTTCCATATTTTTCAACAGCCCCATCTTCGGGATTTTGATTTGCCATAAAAGAAACTTAGATTAACCTATCAGTAATGGAAAACAAGAAGAAGAGTCAAAAAACCAACTGGGATTCACCAGAAGGAAGATACAAAAAACAAACAGCATTTCGTCTATATGTCGCAGAAAGACCCATAGTAGAAATCACAAAAGCTCTTGGGGTCAACAAAAATGACTATACCAAAGGATTTATTCTAAACGAAAAATGGGAAAACTACAAAAAATTGTGGATTGAAAATCCTGATAAAGAGATGCCATATCCTTGGGAAGAACAGAAAGCATTGAATGTTATTCCGCCACCTCCAGATATGGCGACTATGGATAAAGACAAGAGGCTTCAGTGCATCAAGGCCTTTTCAATGTATTGTGCTGGGCAAAATCTTCCAGAGATAGCGCAAGAGATAGGAGTTTCTTATTCTGTTGTTAGAGGATGGATGGATACACAACGATGGAAGGCTTGCCGCGAAAGATTGGTTGATGAATCGGCCCCCGCACCTTGGGAAAACGAAAATGTTCCTACTGTTCTTTCAGATATCACGGCCTCACTTGAGTCCATGAAGAAATCAATTAAGTTTTTGACGGGTCAAGTATTGGTCAAGGCGGCTGATGCAGCGCAAGACCTTACCGGAGATCAGGCTCTTGGGATGATGAGAAATATCAAACAGTTGGTTGAAGCGGCCCAAATGAACTTTGGAGACGGAGGCCATGGAGGAAATCCAATTCAAATAAATATTGCAACAAAGCTTGAATCAATGAAAATACCAAACAATCAAACATTCGATGCGGAGTTAGTTGTAAATGAGTAAGGTTCCAAAATTTTGCTATCAAAGAAAAACGGATGTTCCATCTGGTGGGTGGTGGTGTGTTTGTCCCACTACTGAAAAGGTTATAAAAGGAGGGGATTTTGTAGACCTTGTAAAAAGGTGTTCAGATTACCTTATTTCAACAGGAAATGTTCCGCCGACAGATCTGGAAGGATTGGTCGAAGATGCTCTTTGCCAGCGAATGGCTGGTAACGAAAACTGTGTTCCTTGTGAACAAGTTCAACGGCAAAATGTTAGTTTTCAGTCTATCGTTAGATGGGTGATGGCCATGTATAACTTTGCTGTTAATTCTAAGCTTCAACTTGTGGAACAAGATGAGGCAGAACGAAGAGCTAAAATATGCGCGGCCTGTCCTTATCAGGTTACCACTGCGGGATGTTGGGGGTGCAAAGGAATCGCTGGGATGCTTCCAGCTATTGCTGGAGCCCGTAAAACATCTTATGATGCACAGCTAAAGGCCTGTGGTGTGTGCGGTTGTTACAACGCTGTAAGCGTCCACTTGCCTGTTGATATTCAAAAGGGAGATGGTCTTAATTTTCCAGAATACTGTTGGAAAACTTCTACTCAGCAACAAAGCGCGTAATCGCCTTGTTGAATATCATTGTTCCTGTTCCTGTCGGGCCTTCTCTTTGTTTTGCCACAATAAACTCCATTTTTGGGGTTTGACTAAATGTATCAACCTCTTCTTCTGAAAAGTTCATCAGGATACAAATATCAGCATCCTGCTCTAAGCTTCCAGAGCCCTTGAGATCACTCATGGATGGCCTTCCGTTGCGCTTTTCAGGATCGCGGTTTAACTGGGCAAGGGCAATGACCGGAACGTTTAAATCCTTGGCAAGTTCCTTGATGCCGTTGCTCACTTCTTCAACCTCACAGGTTCTGTTGTCCCTGCTTCGCTTGCTATCGCCCCTGACAAGCTGGAGATAATCAATCACGATAAGATCAATCGCTTCTCTTTGATGGGCGCGGCGACTAACAGATTTGATGTATCCAATAGATTTTCCAGCACTATCGTCGCAGAGAATAGGCGCGCTTTTAATATGGCCAGTAGCGGTTCTGATAGCGTCAAGCTGAAATTGGTTAAGTTTTCCAGAGACAAGAGTTTGAAGAGGTATCTTTGATCTGGATTTAATCATTCTCTCCATAAGAGATGTTGATGTCATCTCAAGAGAAAAGATTAGAACACGCTTTTTAAGGTCAACGGCAACAAATTCAGCTATCTGCATCGCGGCAGAAGACTTGCCCATAGCTGGTCTTGCAGCCAGAACAACCATATCCCCGCCCCTTAATCCTAAATTAAGATACTCATCCAAAGCCTGTATTCCTGTTGGAATACCTCTTCGCATTTCGCCACGGGTAAGTGCTTCAATGTTGTCAATAGCACCCTCAATGGGCTTTGCCGTAGACAGACGATCATCTTCATCCATTACAAAATCGGCTTTCATTACCGAGACTTCACTCCACTCTTTAAGTTCCTGAAGTGGCAAATCACGATCACGCGCCTTAACGACTATATCATTTGCAAGATTTTCCAAAGACCTTCTATATCTAGCCTCTTCAAGACTTGGAAAGTAACGCTGCCAGTTATTGCTATTTGGGCAAAAGGCAGCAATTTCAGTGAGCTTTCCATTTCCTCCAACAACATCAAAATGACCGGAGCCACGAAGCTCGTCTTCAATATTAACCCAATTTATGTGAACGCGCTTTGCGTGGATGCGTAGCGCGGCCAAAAATATCAACCTTGTTTCGTGGGCATAAAAATGATCCTCACGGATTCTTTCCATCATGTCGCGTTGGACTTTTTCGTTGCCATGAGCCAAACATGAAAGAATGGCCAACTCTGCCGTATGTTCGTGGATTACTTCTTGCACGATTAATTAGACAGAGGATTGTGCCTTTTGTTCACGCTTTCTTTGAAGAATCGCTTTCATGGCATTGCTGCGGCGTTGTCTTTCTTCGGGAGAGAGCATGCGCTTTTTTTTCTTATTCGCCTTAGATGGCGACTTATTTTTGCTCTTCAGAGAGGTTTTTTTCTCACTCGTCACATCTGGCGACTTACGCATCACTTGCGATGCCTTATCGCAAATAGTTGACTTTTGTGCATCATTGTTGATGTTTTGCAGAGAATCCCGAACGGGTATATGGACAATCTCAATTTCGTCTCCGACAGAGACGTTGGAAAAAGCCTGTTCCTGATCGGGTATATTTAGGTGTGTATTTAGGTCGGGGACAATCTGTCCCCCTCCTTGCTCCAACCCCATCGAATTCGATGGGATATCTAATCCCGTGGAATCTGACGGCATTGGAAATCCCGCAATAGCCATCTTGTGGAGCGACCCATCTTTACACCCGTGGATAACCACAGCTTGGCTAGAGATAACCCTGTCTGGACAAGTAACTCCCTGAACCGCTTGGGCTTCTGGGTCTTCGGCGTAAAACGTTATGCGACCATCTTTCCACTGATAATTAACGCTCTTCCAATAGGTGCGAATTAGTGGGGTATCCCTTCCAATATTCATAAATTCCCATCGGCAATAGATGTCCCAAGGCTGCGGCTCTGTATTTGCCTGACGATAAGCCATGTTATAATTATTTAAATTTCTGGCGTTATCACAGTAATCAAGAAAGTTAGGAGGATATATTGCGCTCCCAACAATAGCCTTGTATACATTTTTTCCATTAGAAGCCACCCCTTCTGGAAACATTGTTCCAATGATTCCAATCTTTCTTTTGTATTCAGAGTCAAGTTCATCAAGCCACCTTTCACGCATCGGAACGCAATCAGGCTCCCAAAAATACCAAGGATCTGGC